CCCAATGCCCCTACCCCATGAGCAGCCGCACGAACGGGGTTACCCGCCCTAAACTCATTCCGCATATTTTCAACTTCTAAGGGTGCAAAAGCAGCGCCCATCCCTGGTATAAAACGTCCCGCAAACTTGGCGCCAAAACGAGCCAATCCGCTGGGGGCATTTTTGGCTATGCGATCTCGTAGTTCCTGAAGCTCATCTGCTGTGGCCCCAACATTTGCATTCTGCGCGGGTGTTACCGAAGGCGCGCTTACGTGCGTATCGTATGCTCTATTGGCTGCTGCAAGGGCTTTGGCAGTCAATCTGGCGTTTTCTCTGGCATTTTCCAAACGAATTTGAGACTGGGCTTTGTGCTGTGCAATCCCCTCTTGTAGACGTTGCCGTTCGGCATCTGCCAGTGCGCGGCGTTGGTCTTCCATCATGGCCTGACGTCGAGCTTCTGCCTCTTGGGCGGCAAGTCTTTCTCTAACCGCTTGTTGCCCTTCAGCGTTTAGTAGCAATGGGCTTTCTTGTATCGGTTGATACCCGCTTCCGCCGGGTAGGGCATTTATTTTTTCATATGCGCTGCGTTGGGTAGGAATATTCTCCTGCTGCATAGCGGACATGCTAGGCACTTTTTTAGCTTCTATCTCATTTGCTCCAAATTTTTCCGCATAGTTAGCAGTTCCTTCTCCCCCGCGTGGCAAAGGGTTTATTTCAGGGGCTGGGCCAATGGGTGCAGGTAGGGCTCCTGCCGTTCGCGCCATGCCAGTATTGGCCGCTTGACGCCTAGCCAACTCGTCTTCTAAATGCAATGTCTGGGCGTGGGCGTGCTGGGCTTCGGCCTGCTGCAACTCTGCTTGGTTTATCGCATGCTGCTGTTGCACGTCCTGAAGTTGCGCTCCTAAAATGCTTCTACGAGCCTGATGCTGATCCTGAGCATTTTGCACTGTTTCTTGGGCTGTTTGCGCGGCCCTAGCGGCTTTCGGCTCTTCATTGGCTATTAAATGCTCTTGATTTTGTTGGGCGGCCACGTATTCGGGCGTACCTATGACCTGTTCTTGGGGGAGCATTTTACGTAGAGCTTTCCCGCCCATATACCCCGCCGCGCCAAGGGCATACGGCTGTGCATCCTTAGACAAGCCTTGGTAAGTAGCCACCGCCGTATCCACACCTGGTACTGACGATTTAGTTTCCTTTTTGGCTTTTAGCGCTTCCTCTTCTGCGGCTCTTAAAGCGGCGTATGGGTTTGCTTCCGCAGAGGACGAATCAACTGTAGCAGCAGGTGCGGATTGCTCGTCAACCCTACGCTTTATTTCTGCTTGGATTTCTTCTTCGGTCATGGCTTGCCCTTAGTAATATTTTTAAGGTATTCGTTACTTTCGTTTTTCAATTTAGAAGCAAACACCCCATTATGTACTTTTATCTCGGGATGCTGTGTACTTATATCAAATAATGGGGATAACGATCCCGCCATAACCGCTTTTGGTAATTCAGTACGATACACCGAGTATAAATTTGCATTGTGATCTAACCGTAAATCGTTTTCTTTAATGGCGTGCCTGATAGCCGAAACACCTTGATCTATATGTGTTTCTTGCAACATACGTTGCCCAAATTTTTCCGCTCCTTCTTTTTCAGGATCAATTCCTCGGCTTTTTAAATCGTAATATACGCTTCTTGCCACAGAATTAAGTAGCCCGTCGTAGTAGTTTTTATGCGTATCATCGAGACCTGCCACTAAAGCGGGCGCTAATCCATCTAAACTAATATGCGCGCCATAAGGGCCAAAACTTACACCCAACCCTTTTGCAAGTAAATTGGCAATTGGTCCCGCTTTACGCAATAGTTCCGTAGTTTCTACGGCTAATTTTGGATTAGTATCTATGGCATTAAGCGCGTAGGTATTAGCATCTTTTGCAGTATTAAAGGCAATAGGTTCATTAACTGTTTGCAAATTTTTATATTGTGCTTCTAACCCAGATTCTTGCATTGCCGCGTTTTTATAAATATTTTTATTATGCGATATTTCATCTTCTGATTGCGCGCTTTTTATTAAATCATTTTTATTAAAACTAGGTTTAATTACAAAGTTAGATGTATCAAATTTGGATGGTTCAACTCCCGGTATCGCACCGACACGACCGGCTTCGTTAATTATGGATTTAATATCCGCTTGAGCACGTTTCCGTGCATCGGGGTTATCCGCCGTATCCCCTTTTGCGGCTTCTCCATAAGCCTTATTTAATTCTTTTTGCCATATTTGTAATTGGTAGGCATTAGCCGGTTTAAAAGAAGGCCCCGGAATTAGCTTTAGTGGGGTAAGTGGTTCTGCAGCCCCAACAGCTCCAGCAGATCCAGCAATCCCGGCAGTGTCGCTTCCGACAGGTGGAGGAACCCTATTATCTTTTCTGGGTTCGGCTACGTTTTCAGTAGTTCCTTGAGGTACCACGGGGGGACGCAATTTTTTATACTCTTCACCTAAACTTACCATCCCAGCGTTCCAAACATCGGAGGGCATAGTACCTTTGAGCGCCGACCATCGAGTTACGTCGGCGTTGTACTGCGAACTTAGTACGCTTTGCTGAGCGGCGCGTTGTGTTTGTAAATTGCGTTCGCCTTCGTAGGCCGCTTTTGCGGCAGCAGCGGCAGGAGAATTAGGCGCCAATCCAGTAATCTGGGCGTAAGTGCCTTCATCCATAGGCTTGCCTGAGGCTTTCCATTCAGCGAGCTTTTGAGCGGCGCTTGAACCTTGACCCATGGCAATCTTGGACGCGGCCAACTGGGCACGCATTTGCGCTATAGGTAAAGCGCTTTCGCGCTGCTTTTCAATGTTCTCACCCAAAGCCTGGGAGGCGCTGCCCAATGACGCACCAAAGCCGCCCAACTGGGGCTTCAAGAAGCCTGCGGCTACGTTGAACCAATTGGGTTGCGCGTAGCGCTGCTCAAGTGCTTTGACGCTGTCTGCTAACGATTTCTGGTACTCGGCAACATCCGCCGGGTCAGCGCCGTACTGGTTAATGCTTGCGGGATCGGGCAACCCGGTTTTTGTTTCTGCCATGATTTACCCTCCTCCAAATTGTTTCTTGTACGCTTCCAAGAAGTCCTCTAAGGGCGACTTGCCGGTATCTTTGTTTTTGGTAATAGCCCCCGCGCCAAGCGCAGCCAGACCGCTGATCTGGGACAGCGGTGACATATTCAGCTCGCTGGTGCTTGCCGTCGGCAGCACCACGCCTGAGGTGTTCGACAGGGTCTTGCCCAGGATGTCCAAGGGTGCGTTCAGGCGGTTGGTTGCGATGGTCTGCTGCGCGTTTCCAGCCTTCAGCAGCGCGTCAGTGTCCGCCAACCCTTGGGTTTGTATCTGCTTGGCCAATGCGGCTTGTTGCGTCCCAGTGTCGAGTCCCAGTCTGCCCTGCGCGGTAGCAGCGTCTGCCGCTGTCCTTCCGGCACCCAATTGGTTGGCGCGCTGTTGCATGGCTGCTTTCAGGGCCTCGGTGTAGCCAGACTGCAATGCCTGCGACTGTTGGCCCAGCGCCCCGATGTTGGCGTTGGAGATGCCCAAAGCCAACGCGTTGGCGCCCCGCTGCGAGCCAAACTGCCCGCCGCCCACCGCACCGGCGGTAAGACCTGGTGCTAGGTTCTGTTGGATGTTCTGCTGGTTGGCGAGCCGGATCTGGTCCACTACGTTCTGGACGTAGGGGTTCATGTACCCGCCCACCAGATCGGCAGCGCTGCTGGTGCCCGCTGTCAGGTACGGGTTGGCCGCGCCGGTGATGTCGGTCTGACCGGCATTCGCAATGGTCTGGCCCGCCGCCGTCAGGCCGGGGATGTAGTTGCCCTGGTTGGCCGCCACGTTGGTGAAGGCCTGTGTCTGCAAGGCGTTGGGGTCATATGCCGTCCTAGCAGCAGCGGTGAGCTGGCCCGTCGTTGGGTCCACGATGTTGTTCGACGCAGCGGTGTTGGCGTTCAACGCACCGGTGGTGTTCGTCAGGTAGGCGTTCCCCAGCCCGCCCGTGGGCGTGGACGACGATACTTGCGACGATTGGGTGAAATCGGTCATGCTTATTTCCTCTCGACAAGGCGATTAGCCTTGCGTATGTTATCAAGCCAAGGTATCACTTGCAAGTTAAGGGGGGTATGCAAACCGGAAACCGTTTTTCCTTGTAAAGGGTAGATGTGGTCTACGTGCCAAGAAAAACCGAGCATTTTTGAACGCAAGGAAGCCAATTCATATGCCTGCTCTATGAGCCATATGTCGTCTTCCGTAAGCCAATGTGGAGTGCGTTGAAGCAAGGCCGCTCGACGTTTTGCACCGTGGGCGTTTACTTTACCCGGATTTTCAATTTTCCAACGTTGCTTTACGGCTTTTGTGTTTTCATGCTGCGGGTTAGCCACTCTCCATTCAACAGCCCTTTTGCGAGATTTTTCTAACCGAAGTTGCCGTTGTTCTGCCGTTTCGTTTGCTCGATTTGTACGAGCTTTTTCGGCAAGCATTTCTCGGTTAGCGCGAGAATATTTTAAGGCTATTTTTCGGAACGGTTCAGGATTAGCGGCGTAACGCTCCTGTTCTTTTTCTTTGCGGCAAACAATACAAGTGCCAGTATCGGTAACACGTTCAGATAAATGACCGCGCTTACAGGCAACACCCGTGACGTAAGTCTTAGCCCCCACTTGCTGCGCTACCCAACGAGGCCCTTTTGCTGACATTACTTTACGCCTTTAAGGTACTTTCGAGCATCCATAAGGTACTGCTCAGGTGTTTTTGACTTAGGTGGGATGGAATCTAAAGGAGAATTCCTTTTGTGGGCACGTATGGCTTCCCGCATTGCATCCAACATTTTAGCACCCGCTTTATTAGATCCGTTGCCGAAATCCGCTACGGTTTGGGCGTCGAAAACGTACTCGCCGTCGGCCAACATTGCGGGTATATCATCGCTTTGGCCGTCACCATTACCCTCAACGTACTTGCCGCCCAGGCCCTCAAGCCCGCCCGTGCGGAACACCGGAGTTCCGTCGTAGTTGGGGTGCTGCTTGTCCGCAGTATTTGCCCGTGCTCGTATCAGCGCCATGAGCCTGGGGTCCACATGCGGCTGGCCTCCGTGTGCAAGGGCATTGTCCCCGTACAACGAAGCCAGCTCTCGGGACAAGGTGATGTTCTTGCCCACATCACCAACCTTCACGGTGTCCCCCTTCAGGGGGTTGTAGTTGTCCAGCCCAGAATTCGTGGAGCCGCCTTCAGCAAAGCCCGTGGGGGAGCCGCTGTAGAGCCCCTGCACGGCGTGCAGCAGCGAATTTCCGGAGCCCATCTGCCCGACCCTAGCCAAGTCCGAACCCAAGCGCGATCCACTTGAACTACCGGAGCTGTTTGACCCATCAAGGGAGCCGAGCGTAGCACCTTGTTTGAACGAATTGAGCAAGCTATTGATAGTGGACGCGCCCTTGGTAAGGTCGGCAAAATTTAAGCCCCCCGCCAGCGCCCCTGCCCCTACCAAATTTGTAGGTAACCCGTTGTCTAAGGCGTACTGTAGCGCAGAGGCATTTGTGCCATACCCCGGTGTTCCCGACAAAGACTCAATAGCGGCAGGTGTTAAATGAGATGCAGTTCCTGCGGCAGTCGCAGCGTCTAACCCAGCATTAGCACCAATCGCGTTTGGGAACGCTGCGGCTTCGGAGGCCTCTAGACTTGGGAACCCACCAAACTCAGCCAATGTTGCGGCAGTAGGCGCAGCAACACTTGCGGCAGCAGCGTCTAGCCCAGCGTTAACACCAATGGCATTTGGAAACGCTGCGGCTTCAGAGGCCTCTAAACTTGGGAACCCACCAAACTCAGCAAGACCCCCAAGAACATCGGACCCACCGCCTTCTACGATTGCCGATCCCAAAGCATCCGCGCCAGCTCCGGCAGCTCCCGCCCCAAGAAGATCGGAAATTCCAGCCCCACCCATGGCCGCGAGTGCAGCCATTGTTAGCCCAGGAGTAAGTCGCCCTATCCAACCTCCAGTCCGGTCAATTTTCCTTGTTCCGGTTACGTTTCCTTGAAGATCGTAGCTAGTTTCAATGTCGTCCGGGCTAAGTGAACTAAAACCCACAAGATCACCTTGTGCCTCGTACCCCTCACCCCCGCGACCATCTCTAACGCGCACTGATGCGTAGCTAGGTGTCAATTCCCCCGAAGCTATTGCATCTTTAATGTGCTGAGGAAGAGAGTCCAATGTGGCTGGCCCACGCTCCTGAGCCGTTGGCATAACAGCTTGTGTGGCTGCTGAAAACCCAAGCTCATCTAAATATCCGTCGTCTTTGCGTTCTGGCATAATTATTTCCTCAATGCGTTATTCAGCGCAAAAGCCCAGTCTTGCCACGTCTCAAAACCACGGCTGTCCGGCACGCCGGGGAACCTGCCAATGCCCGATAACGCATCCGCCCAAGTTCGCCACTGGCCTTCGGGCACAGTGCCGAGTTGGTTGGCCGCGAACAGCTCGGACATGAGGGCGCACCAGTAGTCCCACTCCATGTTCCGGGGATCGTAGACCTGTGCGATCATGGGTTGCCCGTGCTTCTGGAGTCACCGGTGGTCATCGACAGCAGCACACGGCCCGTTTGGTACGTCCCACCCGCCACGTTGGATTCAAACCGCAACCGCATCTCACGGCGCTGTTCTCGCATGTCGATTTTAAGCGTAGTCGGGTCGAACGGATAGGGGTCGGAGTCCACCACGGTGTCGTCGGCGTAGCCCTGCCCGGTGACCGTAACCGTCATGGTGCCGGTCTGTACAAAGTCGGGCTCCACGCGCTCCAATCTTGTCCACAAGTTATCCCCAGGTTGTTGCTGGGTTCCTACCAGCCCACCCAAGGTGCCCACACTGTTGGTTTCGAAGTAGCTCTGGATGGCAGTGACGTTGGTCAGGTCAATAGAATCGTAGCCCGTCTCATGCTGCCACAGCTTGTAGTTTTGCCCGGTGAACGTGACCGTTATCGTGCCGCTGCTGGTGGCGGCGTTGGACATCGTGACGGTGGTTCCTACCACGTTGGTCACGGTCGTGTTGACGGGGATGTACTGCCCAGTTACGACCATCCCGATGATGATACGGTTATCCGCCGCGTTCAGGGTCAATGTCGTGGTGGTGTTTACCGTGGCAAGCCCTTGGCTGAAGGTGATACCGAAAGACTCATTGCCCGCCCAGAAGGGTTTGGGGAACACCTCGGAGAACACCCCCGCAGACCGGCGTGCCCCTGGCGCCTCACCGGCGTCGTACCACGACTTGTTGCGCACGTTGTAGATAATGGCATCGGTGCATTCCGTGGCGGTGCCCTTAGGGTAGAACCACCATATTTCACCGTACCGGCTCACCTTGCTGGCCCATACTTTCTGGCGCTGAGCAATGTTCACGTTGTCAAAGAAATAATTCTGGTTCAGCTCGTTGGGTATTTCTTGAACCGCGCCGTTGTAGGACAGGAACCGGTCTACGCCGATCCAGTAGAAGATGCCGTCGTACTCAATCACGCAGCTTGACGACATGATTGATGTCTGGCTGCTCACCAAGTCGTAGGTCCAGTAGAAGTTCTGGCCGCCAGCGGATGACGGTTGGAATGACACGCGGATAAGGGCGTCCACGGCCCAGAACAGGCCAGACGGCGACGTGGAACCGCCCCGGATGGGTAGGCCCTTGACGATCTTGCCGGTGGCCACATTGTTGGCATTGGCGTCCGCTGAGACCCAGTTTGCAAAGTCGCCTGCGCTGGAATTCTGGATCAGCCCGTTTTCGCCGTACACGAACAGGTACGGGTGAAGCACCACGCACCCGCCGGAGACGGAGATGTTGTTGTCAAAGGTAGCCGTGATGCTGGCAGAAGCCGTGGCGGCAGCGGACATCACGACGGCGGTTCCGGTAACGGATACCACCGTAGTTCCCACAGGAATGCCCGTTCCCGTAATGGTCTGGCCCGCGCCCACGCGCACATTGGCTGCCGCCAGAGTAAAAGTCGTTGTGCTATTGGTTGTACCCGCTGCCGTAAACACACCTACCTTGGACATGGTCAAGCTCCCTGAGCTACCGGGGAACGTGCCGTACAACACGGGCGTGTTTGTTGAGGAAGTCAGGTAAGCTAAGTTCTGCCCAGGATGCGCCACCAGGTTGTTTGTGTTGTTGCCGGTGGAGTCGTAGGCGATGTCAAACTGCCACAGGTTGTAGACGCTTGAGGTGAAGTTGCTCAGGGTGTACGTGTACGGGCCCGAGCCAACGCCGCCCACTGGGCTGGTGATCCACTGTTGCAAGCCGCCGCTGTAGCCCGATACCACGTAATTAAAGCCGTTGACGGTGCTCATGGCCATGCCACGGGAGATGCCCGAGGCGTTCAAAAACACCGCGTCATAGCCACCAATTTTGCGGGGCCGCGTGCGCTGGAACCGTACCCACCTGCCGTCGGTGTAGCAGGGGGCATCAAACTGGGTTCCGTCCCGCTGTATCCCCGGAGGGATTTCCATCGCTATGACTTTTTGGGTCATTAGAACGTGCCCCCGCTGATACCGTTGGCGACAGTAAGCCCAGTGGAACTGAAATACCCCGCCAAAGCATTTGTTACTACGAAACCAAGCTGGCCCGTAGACGCCAAGTAGATACCCGTGTTGGGGTCTGAATTGAACTTGATCGACGGCGTGGCCAATGAGCCGTCGCCCACGGTCAGAGACCCGATGGTGCTTGAGCTACCCGACGCCGCGTTGTAGACGTTCGTTCCATCACAGATAAGCACCAATGAGGTGCCCTGTTGTATTGTCACTACCGCGCCGCCACTGACGGCGGTCTTCACGGTGAACGAGTACGAGCTGCCCGTGGTGTTGTTGGTGAACGTGTAGAGCTGCACGGTAGATGGCACCACCACGATCTGGTTGCTGGTAAGCGCCCCCGAGTACACTTGGATTGTGTTGGCTGCCTGCACGGATGACAGCGTGAGCGTGCCGCCGGTCACCGACAATGCGAGCTGGGTGTAGGCGAAGGTGTTGGACCGCCCGATACCGAAGCTGTTCCAGTTCGCACCATTGGACACCAGGCTAATTGACTCGGCTAACTGGAGCTGCTGGCTGGCGTTCCCGTCGATCGTCTCAGCACCTGCTGGGGTGAGCGTGAGTATCCCCGTGCCGTTGTTCTTGATGGTGATGAACCAGCCCGTGCCCACGGTAACGGCAGAAGGAAGCGTCAGTGTCCCGACGCCGCCTGTCCACACGCTTAGGTCAGCGCTGTTGGCCGCCGTGAGGGTGTAGTTTGAGCTGTACGCCACGACAGGGTACACCTGGTTCAGGGTTAACCCAGACGCCGCAAGGCCGTATCCCGCCAATATTGAAGCATTGGCCGATGAACTGCCAGCGCCGAACAGGACGTAGGACCAGGTGCCATTGGTCGTGGTGTTGTCCGTCAGGAACACGTAGTAGGCCAAGCCCGACGTGATGGCGATGATGGTGTTACCCGAGTTGTCGGTCACCGTGAAGGTGTTGGCGCCCACGTTGCGGACCAGCGTAGACTGGCCGGTTGATACCTGCTGCGCGGGCGGCAACTTCAGCAGCAACCCAGTCGTGGTGGCCGTCACATCAATAATGCTGCTCACCGGCGTGTTGGTGTTGCCGTTCACCGGCCACTGCAGTTCGGTGTTGACGCTGATCGACAGCGCCTCATAGCTCACCGAGGCGGGGTTGATGGTCTGGCCGGAGAAGGGGTTGGTGTATGAGGGCATGGTTAAGAGTCCTGTGCGATGGCTTGGCGGTCACCAATACGAAGCTGGTCCTCGGCCTTGAGCGCGGCCATGGCGGCGTCAAACAGGCCATTCCACACTTGCAGACGGGCATCGTCCTTCAGGAACGGCGCAGTCTGCTTCAGCGTGCCGTACAGCATGGCGTTGGGGGCGTTCTGGGTCAGCCAGTTGGTCTGGTTGTCGGAGGCCAGCGGCTGCAGTCGGGTGTACACCAGCGTCTCAAACGCAAAGTTGGCGCTGGGCGTGGGCGCCACAAACCAGTGATCGGCGTCGTAGTCGGCGTAATACAAGGGCGTGCCCGTCGCGGTGACGTCGGGGGCATAGTTGCTCAGGTACTCCAACTTGCGCAGGTAGATCGGCTGCTTCTGGCCCGTTGCGGTGGTGAGGGTCATTGATACCGTCTTGCGCCAGCGCGCAGGCTTGGCGATCACGGGGTTGTTGATCGTCATGGCGCCGTCAGCCACCAGCATCTGGCCCAAGGTCTTGATGTCTTGCGCGATCTCGTACTCGGCCAGCATGATGGCCGTGGGGATGAAATTGACCACCGCCGCGTCACTACGCTCCAGGTACTGAAGCACCGTAGAAGTAAGGTTGTCGTAAGTTTGGACGGCGGCAGGTGTGGTCATTTGTCGGCCTTGGCATCAAGTTTGTCAAAAATCTGCTTGCAGATGGCCTTGATCTCGTCAATGTCACGGTGGTAATCGTTCTTGGTGACGTAGTCGCGTTGCATGCCGCGCGTTTCTAAGTCAAGGCGGTCCATGGTTCGGGTGATGTTGTTCAATACCCACCCGCCCAGAAATGCGATAAGGCCAAGCGCGGAGTTAATGATCGACTGGGTATCCATAAACGGCCTCATGCTAGTTGTGAAGCGGCGGACTGCACATGCGCCACCCGGTTACCCCATCCCTTGCCAAAATCCCCCCAAGTTGGAAGGCTTTCAAGGAACTGTAGGCGCTTGTCATTGTACTGCGCGATCAGGTTTTGGGCGGGAATCTTGCCCACTGCGGCCAGGGTGCCGGGGCCGATCGCCCCGTCGGCGGTAACACCCACCAGCTCCTGCAGCCACTTGGCAGCGCGCCCAGGGCCGCTGTT